TTAATAAAGATGGCACTCCAAAAGATAAAGTATGGGGTAGAATTTTAAATCTACATAATGAGGGTAAATCAGCAGATGACATTATTAAGCACATTTATTTAACGCTTAACATGAAAAACATTGAGAAAGATTATATAAGAGGTAATTTATGAATTTACGCGAATTAACAAACGAATATAAAGAACTACAAGAAATGGGATTTGCTGAGGATTCACAAGTCTACATTGATACACTTGACGCGATTGAGCAACCAATTAAAGAAAAAGGCAAAAACATCGTATTATTGATGAATGAATGGGATAGGCATACTCTAGCATTAGATAATGAGATTAAACGATTAAACGCGCTTAAAAAGCCTATTGTGAACGCAAAGGCAAGGCTTAGAGATTGGTTAAAAGATAATATGATAGAATCGGGTATTGATAAGATTGAAAGCGACCTATTTACTATCACACTAGGCAAAGCACCTAAAAATAGCTTGGTAGTTATTGAAGATGAAAGCCTGATACCAATGGATTATAAGAAAGTGACTTATTCTATAAACAAGATTGATATTAAAAAGGCGTTAAAAGATGGGTATGTTGTGAAGGGTGCTGTGTTAAGAGATGGATCGCGGGGTTTGAGAATAAAATGAATATAGATATTGAAGAAGTGATAATAAGGTTAAATGAATACTTACCTTATACATCTGACATTTATTTAATTGAACAATCTATTGATACAATAGAACAACAACAAGCAGATATTAAGGCAAGGGATGGTGAACAAATGATAACACTAACAAGAGAAGAAACAATAATGCTATTACGCAATATGTGCGTAGTGGAGGGGTTTTTATGGGCTAATGAAGACAAGGCTAAGGATTTAGTATGGGAGGGCTACCTTGACCCAGTAGTTGAGCTATTGGCAGATAAGTTAAAAGAGGGTGAGTTATGAGTTTTGATGCAATAGATAGAATAGATAAAATCAGATTTATTAATGAAATTAAAACATTGATATGTAAATTACAATCAAGGGATGACAGAATTGATTTATTAAAAGCAGAAAACAAACAGCTTCGAGAGGGGCAAAAGTGGGTTAGTGTTGATGATAGATGGCCTAAAAAAGGTGGGTTCTATATGTTTTTTGTTAATGATGAAGTAAGAATGATATATTTTTTTCCTAATTTTAAAAAAACTGGTTTTATTTATAAATTTAATGAAGCAACCTATTGGAAAGCACTACCAAAACCACCAGAGGGTAAATCATGAAAAATTGCAAATGTAAACCATCAACAGAATACTTTGATGCAGAGGGTCGCGCTTTTAACGTGTTTAACGAGCAATGTGATATACACACATATTTAAATAAACCAACTAGTAAATCATCAAAATTGAAATTTACTAATAGTATGATTAAATGCGTTTTAGATACGCGGGGCATGGGATCTCAAGATGCAACAGATGTTTTCAATCTAAAATTTAGAACTAATAAGCATATTTCTTTTATTAATAATGCTAGATTTAGATATAAAAATTTAGAATTATAAAGCAAACATGGAACGGCACAAATTTTTAATAGAAGGTTAATAATTTTGGCATATTGCCAGCCGTTCCGCCAATATTAGAGAGAATGAAATGAATAAAGAGAATATGGCAATTAAAAAGCCCCGCTATCAATAATACACGGTATAGATGCAGGAATGCTATTTAGTTAAGCTTTTTATCTCATCTTTCAATGCATCAACTTGATTAATTAAACCTTTCACAGCAGAATATAAAACGCCAATATTTTGCTGTGTATCTATGCTTAATTTGTCACCACCTAAATTAAATATTCTATGAAAATCTTGTGCTGTAGGGCCATAATAATGTTTTTTAGTTTTGGCATCTGTTTTGTATTGCCAATCCGATACATACATATCAGAAACTTTATTTAACGTATCAACGTGGTCTAATTCTTTGAAGTTTGTTTTCTGGTTTTCATCTGAAAGTGTTGACCATGCATTAGTTCCCGCCAAAGCTTGTACACCTGATGATGGTACACCTGATCCGTTATAACCAGTACAGAAATTATACCCATTTGCAAATCTTAAATTCATTTGATTTAATAACCATGTTCTGCCAGTATCTACTGTATTTGACCAGTCAAACGCGGCTGCATCTGAAATAACAAATTGACCTGTTAATGTTGGCTTTGCTCTTGTACCAAACCCATAAGAACTATCACCACTAACATTACAACTTACACCCAAAGCGTAAGCATTGTCACCACTAACATTATTACTATCACCTATTGCTAAAGATTTAACGCCACTCACATCATTGCTTAAACCAATTGACACCGCGTATTGACCGCCTGCAATTGATGAATTTCCAAAAGTAAATGAATAATCACCAGTTGATTCACCTGCCTTGCCTGATGAAAATGTATAGTCACCGCCTGCTGTATTTAAAGCACCACCTGAAATAGCTGAGTAATCACCTGTAGCCTGGTTACCACTACCGCCACCAACGTGCGCCCATGCACCAGTTGCATTATTACCCGTACCACCTGAGATACTCGCGCTTGTTCCTGATATTGAACCACCGCCAATATTTAAATCTAAACCAGTGATTGAGCCACTACCCGCAAAGCCACCCGCGTTTGTTATGTCATTTGTCCCCATGTCTAGACTACCAGTCATAACAGTCTGGCCATCTTTACTTACAGACTGTGTTAAAGCATCGGCTATGTCTTGATCGTGTGTATCATGGTCAACTGAAATAATTTTGACAGCTGCGTTTTTTGCCTTTGTCCAGGTTGTTGTACCTGAACGTGTACCGTCTGTTCTTGTGTATGTTCCGCTTCCATCTCTTGCCATTATATTGTTCTCGCTGGTTTAAATTTAAGTTTAAATGAATAATATTTAACTACTTGTTTTTTTGTTGCGTGTCTTATTCTACATGTTATTGAATAGCCATAGACACCCGCGTGTATTGGGTATGGTTGAATTAATCCTGTTCCTGATATTCCATCATCCCAATATGGATCATCCCAATCTGGCACATCCCACAATTCACCATTTGATTCACTAGGATATGTCAAAGGCGGTTTAGCAGGAATTGTAAAATCTGCTAATCCCTCAACTTTTAAGTATTGTGGTGCATAAAAATCACTAACCACTGTACACATTGTTAATTGTTTCTGAATTGTAGCAACTCCAAAATTATTAAATGCGGGAATACACTCTACATCAATAAATGAACCATTATCACTAGCACCACTGAAAGCCTTGAATATTGAACCTTCTGATGTACAGAAGTACACCTCATTGTTATATTCTGTGAATGATACAGCTTGCCACCCATCAAACTCACACCATGATCCCGTTTTTGTGTTCATTACGTGCTGTTTATAGGTCGGGCTTGGGGTAACTATGTCTACAGGCACATTGATGATTAAAAGTGATTTGCTTGGAAAAAAGTTTATTTCCCAACCATAGTTATCAGCATATAAGTCTGTTAATTCATTTACTGCATTTACTATTTTATCACCTACATTACCAATAGCCGCGATTCTGCCTTGTTGTAATGCACTTGATAGGTTTATGTAACCATCTCTTGTAATCACAATTCTATCACTAGCTAGGTTACAACTACCACGAATAGATAGGGGTTCACCAAGTTGAAATACGCCTTGTAACGCCCAATTTGATGCACCAGGGTCATCACCGCCATAAACAAGCGTTTCACCTGTGTCCATAAGTATGACAAATAAATCGTCCATCCCATCACCGCTGTCGCGTGTCCATGTAACTATTTCTTTTATCCCGCCACCGCGTTGGGTAACAAAATCAATCGGGAAAGCTGCCAATAAACCTGCATGGGCACCCGCCGCGCCATAATAGAAAGTATTATCACCCTCTGACCAGTAAACCGCGCGCCCTTTGTATGAGGTAACTCCACTCATATCTGTTGCTGTGAATCCTACTGGCCCAGAAATTGTGACACTAGATAGTGTAGTGCCATCCCATTCAAAGGGGGCTACTGCCCCATCACAAACCATAACTAATTTGTCATTTATGTTAAGTGTTTGCCAGCGGTTTTGACCTGCTAATGTGCCTGTTTGAACTGCTCCCAATGGACTTGCTGTTCCTGCACCCACATCTATTGTATATAAATATGAATTATTAAACAATTCACCAACGGCTAATAGCTCACTTCCTCCGCTGCCGTTATAAGTGAAAATACTTTCAATTTTTTCAATAGATGCACCATCATAAACTTCATCAGAGCCTTTTCTTGACTCAACCGAGGTCTCCCTAGGTATAAGGTTAACTAGGCTTATAGCGTCCGTTGGTTGCATCATATCCAATGCTTCTATTGCATTCCATCCGCCTACTGGTGCGGGTATTGAATAATCTGCCATGCTATGACTGCCACAATGGATAATAAGGGGTTGCAACATCAACATCAGACGTTCCAGCCATGTTTAAACTGCCTGAACCCGCTTCTTTAGCAACATGCGTATCTTTGTATAATTCGTAGTCTCTTTGATCTAACTGCCATCCCTCAACACCTGTTTCACGTTTATATCGCCATTTAACATCCAAGATTAACAAATCATCATCTAATAAAAATGTATCTGTATCGGCTGTGAATAATTCTTTATCAGGAGACGCGGCACCGCTTGATGATATAATATTCTTAGTTAAATATTCGTAAATAACAACCATTCCCGTTTGTGGTTCTTCAAACTCAATTTGACCGTTAACAATACGCGCCTTAAATCTAATTCCTGAACTTGTGGTTCTTGATTTAAGATAATACCACTCACTCGTAGTAGTAGGAAACACAAGAAACCTTTCTAAATCTTGAGCTTGCATAGTATCTGCTACAATGTACCTCAAATCCGTTGGTAAAGCGTACGCTGTAGCCGTTGTCATGGTTAATGTACCCTCTGTACGCATTACACTGAAATCTTCTTGTCCCAACGTTTTAACGCTTCTATTTAATAATGCGTTTAGAGTTAAGTTAGACCCACCAAAATACTGTTCTAGCACTGGCAAGCCTGATTCGCTTAATACAGAATCCAATATGGCTTTAACTGTCAAACTCATTTCTTAGCTCGTTTTTTAGTCACTTTCTT